AAAGTATCCAACCACGCGTTCTTTACCGCGTGGTATTCGGCATTCCCGCCGCCAACCTCGCCACCAAGGGCGACAGTATCACCTTTTTCACACCGACCATCGAGGGTACGGTGCTTCGGCGCAACAAACCGGACGGGAACGGCAAACACCCGTGGAAAGCGGAAGCAAACGAAGATGATACCAGCATTCCGGCATCCGTTATTGCCGGCTGGTACACGCAGGTCTATGAGCCTGTATTCACAGTTTCAGGCGGAGGTGAGGACTAATGTCAAACGAAAGAAGTGCCGTTATAAAAATCGGTGAAACGGAGTATTAAATGCTCCTCACCACCAAGGCTACCAAAGAGATCGCCAAGAGGTACGGTGGTCTTTCCAATTTGGGTGAAAAGCTGATGAAATCCGAGAATTTTGAAATGGCGCTGGATGAGATCGTCTGGTTCATCACCCTGCTCGCCAATCAGTCGGTGCTTATCCACAATCTGCAGAACCCCGCAAAAAAGCAAGAACTGCTCACGGAGGAAACCGTGGAGCTGCTCCCCTCTCCTTTGTTAAAGATGCAAACATACTACTAAATAACGTGATACTTTGTCTAAGCCATTGTGAGAATAACATAGAGTAATGTAATTGTTTAATGTGGAAGCCTACACCACCAAAAAACGCACAGGTCGGGTAAGCGATGAAGAATCCTTTGCCCGACTGATTTTTTATGGAACGACCCTGCTTGGTCGGGCAGAGTCACAGGTCTGGCTGATGCCCCTCGGTTATCTGCTCGACCAGTGGGAGATATACAAGCAGTTTCACGGTCTGTCAAAGCCTAAGCGTGAGTATGGGATTGATGAGATCATTCCAAGCGGGATTTAGTTTGCCGGTAAAGGCAAGTATATAAGTTTTTCTTTGTATGTATTATTGATTTCTTGCCGATAATATGTTATACTATATCCATCATGGAGGTGGCGTATGAAATATATATCGGTTGCAGAAACCGCAAAAAAGTGGAAACTATCAGAACGGACGGTCAGAAACTACTGCGCCGCCGGGAAAATACCGGATGCCTTTCTGACCGGGAAAACATGGAATCTTCCCGAAAACGCAGAGCGTCCGGAGCGCATCAACAAGCGCAGGGACGAGCCAAAAACGTTGCTTGATTATCTACGCCGGGAAAAGGCGGGCAAAACCACCGGCGGCATATACCATAAGGTTCAGATTGAGCTGACCTATAACTCTAACCACATCGAGGGGAGCCACCTGACACACGACCAGACCCGTTATATTTATGAAACGAATACCATCGGCGCAGACGAAACGATGAATGTTGACGATATTGTGGAAACGGCGAATCATTTCAAGTGCATCGATATGGTTATCGAACAGGCGAACCAGCCCCTCAGTGAGGCTTTTATCAAACAACTTCACAGAACCCTGAAAAACGGTACGAGTGATTCCCGAAATGACTGGTTTGCCGTGGGTGATTATAAAAAGCTTCCAAACGAAGTAGGAGGCAAGGATACCACTCCTCCCGAGGAGGTGCAAAAGCAGATTGCGGCACTACTTAAAGAGTATAACGCCGTGAAGAAGAAAAGCCTCGTTGAACTCATTGATTTCCACTTTCAATTTGAGTCCATCCACCCCTTTCAGGACGGCAACGGGCGTGTGGGGCGGCTGCTTCTGTTCAAGGAATGTCTGCGAAACAATATTGTGCCGTTCATCATCGACGAGGAGTTAAAGATGTTTTATTATCGGGGACTCAGTCAATGGAAAAGCGAGCAAGGTTTCCTAATAGACACCTGTCTTTCGGCGCAGGATACGTTTAAGAAATATCTGGACTATTTTCGGATCGAATATGAGGAATAAATTGGAATTTGACGAGGAGAATTGTTATGAAAACCTTGAATCAACTGATAAGCGATTATACCTGCCATTTGCAGCAATGAGAAATACAGCTTGCATATAAGGGAATACTGGAGTTCATTGGAAAACTGCGGGTTGATTTTATCAAAAAATATCCACATTACGACATAGGCAATATATATCAAGGCTATATGGACATGTCTTATTTTTCATTAAGTACAAAATCTTTAAAAGATAAGGGGTTGAAAATTGCCGTCGTTTACTTACATGAAAAGGGGACTTTCGAAGTATGGCTTTCCGCTCGGAACAGGGAAATAGCAAAGAAATATGAAGCTGTATTTGACAATAATGTTTCAGATGTTATTTTATTCCACGACATTAATAATCAAGACGCCATCATAGAATGCACTTTGACATCTGTACCGAGTTTTGAGGATCAGGCTTTGTTGACGGACATTATCAGGGAAGGTGTCGGAAAATTCATAACGATTGTAAGCAATCTTCTTATAAGTTGAATTCCCGTTTATCGGGCTGACACTGCAATGAACTAATCACATATAGTAAGCCTTAGGCACTCTGAAACAGGGTGCCTTTTCTTATGCCCATTTTACCGAAGGGAGGTGCTTTTGTGGCGGATAATTTTGGTCTGAAAATCGGCGTCGAGGCGAAAAAGAATTCAAAAACGCTCTGCGCGATATCAATCAGTCGTTTAAGGTACTCGGCTCCGAAACACCTCGAACGGCAAGGCATACCGTCACCGGCGGGCAAGGAAACATGGCAAACGGCGGTGGTTCGGTCAATTTTGAAAAATGAAAAATATAAAGGCCATGCCCTTTTACAAAAAACCTACTGTGCAGACTTTTTGACAAAAAAGATGGTTAAGAACACCGGGCAAGTTCAGCAATACTATGTAGAAAACAGCCATCCTGCTATTATAGAGCCTGACGAGTTCGACGCCGTTCAACTCGAAATCGAGCGTCGCAAAAGCCTTGGCAGACTCACGAGCATATTCGCTTAAAGGCTTATTTGTGCCGACTGCGGGGGTCGTTTCGGCAAGAAAGTCTGGGGTAGTTATAAGGGCGATAAAACCTATCGTAAAGAGGTCTGGCAGTGCAATGATAAATACAAGCGGCTCGGTAACCCCGGCAAGGGCTGCCAGACGCCACATATCACCGAAGATGAGATTAAGGAAAGATTTTTAACAGCTTTCAACCAACTGATGCATGACCGAAATGGGTTGATTGAGGACTGTCGCCTTGCTCAAAACGTCCTTTGTGATACGACGGCGATTGATACGGAACTTTCTGAATTGTTCCGTGAGATTGAGGTTGTCACCGAACTCTCCCGAAAAGCAATCTACGAGAATGCCCGAATTGCCGTCGATCAGACGGAATGGGCAGAGCGGAACAATGCCTACATTGAACGCCACCACAAGGCTACGGAACGGATAGATGAGTTGGAAACTGCCAAACGAGAGCGACTCGGAAAGTCGAAGATTATTGACGGCTTTATCAAAGACATCAAGAACCGTCCGCTTGCCATCGCTGAGTTTGACGAAAAGCTGTGGCTTGCCGTAATCGACCAAGTGACGGTTGACCACGACGGTATAATGACATTCAGATTCAAGAGCGGTCTCAGAAATTACTGCTTAACATTGCCATATCAAGGTTGCCAATCCATCAAAGGTGTTGGCAACCTTAAATCATTAATAAACCCTGTAACTATGCGGCTCGCCTTTGGATGAGCTGTTTTTCTTTGCCCATACTCTTATTTTTAACGGTTTGGTGTATCGTTAAAAGATAGCCTTATTTTCGGTGCAACTTTTAACGATTACCATTCTTTTAACGATTTGCCCCTATCAATGCCCGAAAAACTGTCACGGTTCATATCAAGTGTCCTCTGAAAACGGCTATTCAAAAACACCAACTATTACTACAAGACAGAAAGCACAAAACCCGAAAATGGCTTAAATCAAGCACTTTCGGGCAAAACAAAAACCACCTGCCGATAAAATTTCTTTTATCAATAGATGGTATTTGATTTGACGGAGAGAGAGGGATTCGAACCCTCGGTACTGCAGAACAGTACAACGGATTTCGAATCCGCCTCCTTCGACCACTCGGACATCTCTCCAATCGTAGCCAAGAGGATTCGAACCTCCGACCTTCAGATCCGCAATCTGGCGCTCTATCCAGCTGAGCTATGGCTACAAGAAGCAGCTCTGCTTCAAAAATAATAAAAAACGGAGTGGGGGGGATTCGAACCCCCGGTACCGTCACCAGTACAACTCCTTAGCAGGGAGCCCGATTCGACCGCTCTCGCACCTCTCCTACTTTTCCCAATCTGATCGGGATAATCGGTAGCGGAGAGAGAGGGATTCGAACCCCCGGAGACTCGCGCCTCAACGGTTTTCAAGACCGCCTCCTTCGACCGCTCGGACATCTCTCCAATCAGGATTTTCACTATAATGATGGGTACTATCTTTGTCAAGGTAAGTGCTATTTCAAACAATCTTGACAATGAGTAATAACACGAACATAAAATAACTTACATCTCTTTTTGTTGACAGATTAGCATAAGAACAGTAGTTTGATGGTGTAAAGATTGGGTGAAAAAAAGGGT